AACTGAGCCAGCTTCAACTCGATAAGAGTACTCGCGAACAATTGCATCAGGGCTTTCGCCCTGAACGTGCATCTGCCATGCCTGTGCTGCCATTGGCCCAAGAACAGGAGCAACGTCCTGTGGGTATATGTGCCATCGAGCAAGGAGGGCTTCTTTGCGAGCAACTTCTGACAGGGCATCTTCCAGAATGTTAGCGTAGTCGTCTGGCCTCACAGAAATCTGTTCAGCTTTTACTTGTGCTTCAGCAGCACTTCTAAACTGATTCCTAGACATTCCGTAGATAAGTTCAGTCAAGCCTACACGCCTGTCAAACAACGCAGTCACTTCGCTGATTATCTGATACATGTCAGATGAAACACCAGGAAGATTAAATACGCTAATGACATCATTAACATTTCTTCCTATCGCTTCACTAATTTCGACAATCTTAAACCCACCCTCTGACTTCTCTAACAACTTGGCTTTCATGTCAGGGTCAGCAGACTTAGCAACACCAATTAGAGTCTGGCTAGATGACGCTATTCGAGTTGCTAGGAAAGACATTGCCCAGTTGATAAACCGAAGCTCACCAATACCTGGTCTAATTAAAGAGATAGGCCATGAGTAGCCAGGCTTGCCGTGCCAAGCAAGAAGCGTGAAAGGCCAGCCATTTGGCTCTGCCCAAAATGGGATAGGCCACTGTGCTGCCATAAAGAAATTCTGTGGCACTCCCGTTTCATCGACTTCTTCCTGTAACATTGACGGGGGAAGATTTAACGGAAAGTCAACGCCTTCAGCTACGCATATGTAACAGTTCGGCCCTAGCTGGTCGAACTTGCCACGCATGGCTTTGTCAGCATCTTTAAGACGGTCTCCAAAACCTGTCTTGGAATATATCTCCCAATAACAAATTAAGTCGTTCGTCTTGCCACGTTTCTTTTCAGTTTCATAACCTCGCCTATGTCTATCAGACTGTGACGCATATGATTCGAGGTGTCCCTTCAAGTCTTCTCTGTTGAGATTAAACTTTGCGGCGACTTCATCGACAGGCTGCACTCTCTTACGAGCGCACCATCTGATGTCCTCAAACTCATCAGCATCCATGTCCCAAACGAGGTTATCTACACTGTCATAAAAGGAACCAGCCATTTTATTTTCGCCACCAGGAGCTTGGTACAATTCATGCCACCAAACCCCAGCACCTTTAATAAATGCTTCCTCTACAACCTTTCTGGAATGATGTTTTAGGTTTAACTCATTAGGCGTGTAGTTGAGATAAGCACCAAGCAAATCACTGACTACCTTTCGCCTCTGGAGCATCATTCCTTGATTCTGCATGCCCTGCTGGTATTGCTGCATAGCAGGATCAGGCATCATCACAGGCTGACCATTTGGCCCAATGACAGGCTGGCCGTCTGGCCCCATTTGTGGAACAGGAGGCTGTGGCATAACACCCAACATTTGCGGTGGCACTATTGGGTATTGCTTTGGCGTTACCTGTCGCTGGGGATTCCTGTGATGGATTACAGCAGTAAATAGACGTACCGCTTCCCATACTCTATTGATTTGCATCCTGAAAGCTGGAGGATCAATGCCTTTGTTGTAGCCACGTTCTCCCCTTGCATATTGGTTTTCCCACATAAAATTGGGGTCGCCAGCAAAGAAGTTCATGGCCTCTTCAGCATCATCGCTAAATGGCTTTTTATGTTTCTCGGCAAGCTTGATTTTCTCAAGCCAGCCCTTACAAATTGGACGCAAAGGGTTCTGATCAGACATAGCAGCTCCTATGGACTAGTGTCCTATTTGGTTTTTTTGCCCACAATTTCTGCCATTTTCTTTTCTAATACAGCTAGTTTCTCAGAGAGAATGGCTATTGTTGGATCAGCAGGCTTGAAATCCCACATGCCGTAACGGCCCCATTCAGGAAACTCCTGCAAGCCAACGTCATCCTTGTGGTGGACAGAAAACTTCTCCACGCCACCATAATCAGGCACAATGACCCAGCATTTCAGACTGCGAGAAGAGACTTCTGTGACGATGGCAATATTTGGTGCAGCGTCTTCATGGGCATAGTAGTGAATAAAGTCGCCCAGTTGAATCTCAGGCATATCGTAAGGTTTCATTTCTTTAAATCTCCGCAAGGCCCAAGGATGATGCAGGAGTCCTGACCGCCCTGCTGTCTTTTCTTTTTCTCTGTCAGGTACTTAACCCACCAAGGCTCAGGGCCATTGGTCTTCGGTGGAGGGTGGTATGAAGGCTCAAACGCACAGAGGTATTCCATGCACTGACATGCATGAACATCGCCTCTCGTCTGCGGAGCGTCTGTCACAAAGACTTGACCATTAACAGTCGTTGTCTTCTTGCGGTATCGTTTTAATTCTCGTCTAAGGTCAGGGCATGTGCCTTCGAGAATCTTGAGTCTTGTCGTGCCATCTCCTCGTATGTGCATCATCTGACGCACAAGAGATGTACGAGCTTGAATGTCATCTGAGCCAGGTATGAACTGGTAGCCTGACATCTGTGCTTGAATTGAACGCTTCTTCAACTCTTCAGAATAAAGCTCATGCGGCAATCGGCCTGAGCCAAGGTCACGCAACGTACCTCCATGCATGTCCATGATCATCGCGTAGATGTTCTGTTCTTGCAGCTTCTCCTTAAACCGCTCGCCCCATATCTCTGCATTACAATGCCGGATATAAAGTTCGTCGTAGATAAGCAAATACTTTTCGTTAGGTGGGACTGCGGCAAATAAAGTAGCCATGACGGCGTGACCAGGGTCAATGGCTACATACCTTGTCCAATCATTAGGAACTGCTGGCAGCTCTGTTCTCGAAAGAATGTGTACGGACGGGTTGAATGTTGGATACATCAGGGTGGACTCATTCGTAAACTCGCCCTCTGAACGCATTCGCAACTCGTCAGGCCCTAACGCAGCCCATCGCTCAATGTTCTTTCTCTTTTCTTCATCATCGATAGCGATGTTGTCTAAAAAACGAAGAGTAAACTTCTTGATGATTGGATTCTCAACACCGTCTTCAACAGCCTTCTCGGCTCGCTCGCACAAACCAAGTAATGCATCATTCTTAGAGTGCGGCATAGCACTCCAGACAAACCGACCCTTACGGTCAGAAAGCCTAGCCTGCATTTCACCGACCCATCTCTCATTGTTGATGTCCTCATCTATATGCACCAAATCGGCCTGGAAGCCCTGGGGAGGCTCGCCTTCGCTACTAAAAAAGTTAACAACCCATCCGTTAGTCAGCGTTACCTTCTGACAGTAACCAGCAGACTTCAAAACCCAAGAAGTCTCTTTGACAAAACGAGGAGGTATTAACGGTGGAGCTGGCTTTGCCTTTGTTTTGTCATCACCAGGTTTGCATGCTCGCCAAAGGCCGGTCTCTTCGTCCTTAATTATTTTGAATGCACCAGCACGAAACAGCATCGGATAAGCGACTAGACCTATGTGAGGCCAGTTCCTGCCAACAATGACGATGTTGCCATCTTCCTTGGGGTATTTATTGCTTGGGTCTTGGCCCGTGGCAGCTCTTGCATCTTCTACAAATGACGCACATGACTTGCCGCTTCTATTACCACCGATTAACAGACGTTCAGAAGCAAGACATTTATGGAAATCATCCTGCAACGGCATCGGTTCGTACAAGCGAAGTGCTTCGAGCTTACGACCGGCTAGTTCTGCTTGCACCTCACGGAGATGCTGCAAAGCGTGTTGAGTTATGCCGGAAAAGTTTTCCCCGCTAGGAGTCGGAGATTTCTGGGTCTTCTTTGGCTTCTTCAAGCCGAGGCTGTTCCTCTGGAGAAAGGTTAAGGATAGTTGCTGCTTCTGTCAGTCTTTTTGTTAGCTCACTGTCAAGTTCTTCATCTGACCAAAGTGTTAGTGGTTTCTTTGCTCCTCCCATCGCTGTATTGCTAGCAGTAAGTCGGACAATGGTGTCGAGCATCTTAGTTCGGAACGCCCCTCCTGGTGGTGCGTCGAAGTATTGTTTCATGTAGACATTTGCAAATCCTGCAACGCCACCAAAGTAACCCATAAGCACTTCGAGCATTTCGCTTGAGTGCGGTATGTTCGCCCCGCCTATGCGAGCTTGAGCAACAAACAAATCAATCGCATCTTTTTCTAACTCAGCTAACTTTTTCTGATCCCTAGCCTTCTTGGCATTCTTTTCGTATGTGTTCCTGCATTCCTTGCATCTCGCATGATATCCATCGCGAGTTTTATGCCAGTGTTCCTCGGTGAGCGGTAACTCTTTATTGCACTGTATGCACTTACGAACTGTTTCCATTACTCAGTAATTTTTCAATGCCTTCCTGTCGTAAATCAATTTGACGCAGGTTTGAGTCACACAACCAATCTTCTGAAATTTTCCTACCTATCTCTTTTGCATCTAGCATAACTGGAGGCCCTACGCACTTAGGCTTCCAATGCCCTGCCCATGCGTTCCAATTGCAAAGCACTGGATTGTATCCAAGCACTCTAGTGCCAGCGATTGACAAGTCTCGCGTCATGGTGACATCCTCTGTGGATGCCTTTCTTGTTGCGTACTTATCAAGCCACTCATAATAGAACCAAGAGTTGTCGTCTTTACTCCTAGGCTCCGTGATATCAAAGCACCTCATGTCATACATGATTAATCCAGTTGGCAACGCAGCACATTCCTGAATGCCTGCCAACTTAGATGCTGTATGACGGTCGTATGCTTCTAACTGAAAGTCTGGGTTTGCATTGCCGGATTCTTGGTTCTGCCAACGGAACACGTAAACGCATTCATCGGGAGGCGGGCCACAATACGGTGCGCCAATACACACTGGCCCTTTGTCGTAATGTTTTACTAAAAAGTCAAAAGAGGAATCAAAGAAAGGCTCGTCACCTAAATCCGGTTTCATGTCTGAGTCAACCATGATTAAGATATCGAGTCCATACTCTCTCGCTTGCATAACACTACGATTGCGGGTCATCGTAATAGGCGTGTCGGAGAGATTCCATATTTTCAAATCGCCAACGAGTGGGTTCTTTGCAATGTTGGCTGCAAGGGGAACCATCCATTCACGGATGTCAGGAACCTCTGAAGAGATACCTCCGTTGCCTCCGTAAGAGAAGGTGCAGATTCCAATGTCAAAACTTTTTCGCATGCAACACCTCGGGGGATGGTGAACAGTTGTATAGTATACTCTAGCTACACTATCGCGCTATATCAGTTTTTTCGTCACCTTGGCACGTTGCTAGATACAAGCTGATCCCCAGTATTTGTCACTCTTCCAGGGCCATAGCCAAACAAGTTTCTTCTCTTAACTGGGCTACCAAAAGCATCTACTGGATTAAACCACTGGCCTTCATTCTCAGGTTTATTTGGTCTTCCGTACCGCATGTCTACTCCTGGCGTTGTCCATTGTGTCTGTTCAACTACAGGAGGTAGGTATTTTGAGATGTCAGTATCTTCCTTGTACATTGGGTTGCCGTTTTCGTCGAGGAAGAAATCTTCATTATTAATACCAAGCATTTCATCAAGCCGTGCGGTAAGAGCTGGATCAGAGGGGTCAACTCCAGACGCTATAGCATCACGCAAGAACTGAGTGGTGAATCCATCGTCGATGTCTTTTCTCGCGCCAGTCATCAATTCGTTCACATTCAAATCAGGACTATTAAACCCGAGGCTTTTGAAATGCGGTCTCCGTGATTTATTGATTCTGTTAATTAAAGCAGATTGATAATCTAGCCTTCCTGCTTCAGCCTCGTTGCTGTACCCAGTTGACTGACCAATAACATTACCACCAGCATCTAATGTTGTAGATTGTCTTCCAAAGTTTGCAGGTTGGTCAGGAAATTGTTCGCGGTATTGATTCAAAGCTTGCTCGTAAGTAGAAGGTGCTGCCTCTGGAGCTGCCCCGGCAGGAGCAAAGTCAGGAGACATGTATGCTTGAGCGAGAGCCTGGGTGTCAATTGAATTGTCGAAGTTCCATGTCTGATCAGTTTCAGTACCAGACATTTGGAAAGTGCCAGGAGAAGCCTGCGTTCGTTGAGTGGCTTCAAAGTCCACGCCTTGCTGAACAGGCAATTCAGCGGAGTCGCTTACAGGTGTAGCCGAAGAAACAAAATCAACAGGATAATCTGTTTCGTTCATAAAGACATCGTTGTCGTTGTTTCCTGTTTGAGATGTACTAACTTGAACTGGCTGTGCGTTCATTGCCTGCTGTCGCCGCTGGTCGTAGATGCTTTCCTGTGTATCAACCCCCACAACATCCTGAAGAATGTCTGAGTATTCTCCAGCTTTCTTTCCGCCATCTAAGTCAATGATTGTTTGGCCCGGTTGTTGCGGAACAGAAACGGTCTGTCCTTGTGCAAAAGCAGGAAACTCGTCCATCATTAATTTATTAGCAGCAGTTACATCGTCATCACTTGACACTTGAGCATAAAACTCTTCAAAAGAAGGAGCGAGACTTTGCGAAGTTTGTTGCATCTGATCCGTAGGAGAAGCCTGCAACATATCAAAAGCTGTTTGAGATTGAGAGTTGTAGGTTTGCCTAAAGGGCAAAACATCGTTCATCCATTGCCCGCCATCGGCAGGATCATAGGGAGTACCGCCTTGTGGAGGAACTTGGTTTACGTCTGTTTGCTGTGGAGGATTCTGACGAGCCATCTCCATTAGCTCTTCTTTACTGTCGCCCATATGGTAGCTGCTTTCGAGAGGAGCTTCATCGCCTGCTTGCTTTAGAATCGGGATTGGGAGGCCACCGGCTTTTCTTCGGTCATTTTCAGCAATTAGAATCGGGATTGGGAGGCCACCGGCTTTTCTTCGGTCATTTTCAGCAAACTGTTCTTCTGTCACTGTATCATTATAATTCGGCTCGTATCCAGGCTGATTAACGGGGTTATTAGGGTCGTAGCCAAACTTCTGCCATTCCCCTGTTTCCTCGTTGAATTCCATTGCATCGCCGAGAGCATCAGAATCATATGGGAAATATTGGTTTATGTCTGTTGGCTGAACGCTAGGTGCAGTCGTGGTTTCAGAATATGAAGGAGTAGAGGAAGGAGTAGAGGAAGGAGCGAACCCGTTCGACTGAAACGCACGCATCCAATCACCAAAACTTTTTCCTGACTGACTTTGAAATCCTGGGATGCCTGGACTGTCTGTTCCGCCTGTAACAGAAATAGTTGATTCTGTTCCACCCCCGGCAGTGTTCATGCCAAAGTTCTGACTAAGACCACTTTCGCTTGCTGACGATGCAGCAGGCTGTCCTTGCGGAGTGTTGCTTGAAGCCATTGTCATAGGTGCTTGCGACTGATTGCTGGATGCAGCCGCTGATGGGTCGGTCGTCGAGAAACCGCTTTGGTTCCAGCCGCTATCTTGTGCCTGTTCCCATCCTGTCTGAGTGATTTGAGGAGGGCCGGGGTCGCTCCAACCTCCACCACTGTAGGTAGGTGGCTGCGATATTCTCTCGAAGATGTCCGACCCTTTTTCGGTGTAGCTTTCTCCTCTCTCTGTTGTGCTTTCTTTGGTTGTTCCACCTTTAATTGTTTCAGTCCGCGAACTACCTGGGGTTGTGCTGGTTGTGCTGGTTGTCTGTCCTGTTCTGGATTCCGTCGCTGGAATGTGCGGATTTACTCCAGGGATATGAGATATATAACCGCCGCTTTGACCACCCTGTTGACCACCCTGTTGACCGCCTTGTTGACCGCCGAACATTTTCGTCCAATCTTCAGTTGCTTGCCTTGCTTTGTTCGGGTTTGTGCCAGGGGCCATTGAAAGACCCGCATACGGAGCTTTATAAGCATCCATATTGAAACTAGAGTTGGAACTAGAGTTGGGTTGCATACCCCCAAATTTTTTATTTACGCCTGTCTTAAATGCGTCATATCCGCCTTCGTCGCCAGAATAACTAGCCAACTGGTTGCCCTGAGTACCATAGACATTGCTAGTGGTTTTGCCATTGCTAGTCCGTTTTTCTTCAAAATGTGGAGTTACTTTTTGTGGTTTCGTCCTGACCCACTTTCCATTCTCGTCCTTATGCCCACCCCACTTAGACTGATTAGACATGTTATTCGTCACCCTTCTTGGTGGTTATTGCGTCAGTACCCATGCCAGTTCCATGTATCATGCGTAACCGAGTTTCGTCCTCAGAAGGCATCTGCTTCGACTCCGCAATTAATTTGCGAAGGAACTCAAGGTTCTGAATGGCTGGCTGTTCCATAAGTAGATATAAAAGTTGTGGATTCATAGGTATAGAAAAGGCCCTGGATCAGCCGACCACCAATCCAGGGCCTCCCCCGAAAGCCCCGTGTAGGGCGATATTCTTAACGGTCAGTATTAACAACAGCTAAGACTTCTTCAGTTGCAGCACCAGCTTCAAGTGCGTAACCGATTACGGCTGTGCCGCCATCATCTACGCGACCGGCAGTTGTAACTGTCGAAAGTGCTGCACCAACTGCAACTGTACCGTGCAAGATAACTTCTGTCGGCCCTTCGACCGTAACCCAGAAGACATCGTTAGCAGATACACCAGCCGATGGGAGATGCTCGTCAACAACACCAACGAATCGTGCATTCGCTGCTGTGTTGTCTCCGCTTGCAGCTCCAAGCACGGCTGCACCAGCAGTGCCTATGTCAAACTTGACAACTTTCTTTGGAAGCAACGCACCGCCAGATGTGTTACGAACAGCAACACAAATCTTGCGACGATTACTTCGGATAACACCAGTAGTTGGGTTAACGTCAGTGAATTCTTTCACCGCTCCAACCCAACCCGTACCGTCAGACGTAGACGAAACACCAAGTGTTTGACCTAACGCCCACGGTGGATCAACAAGAAGACTCATCTTTTAATTTTCCTTATCTAAAGAGTTAAGCTAAAGCAGAAAGTTTGAAGAAATTCCTGGCCGACTTGAATTTCAAGTTGCCAAGCATTGAAACTACATAGCGGTACTGCTGAGTGATTTCGTCGTAGAAAGGCCCCTCGCTATTTAGAAGCTGACCTTCCATGCACAACAGTTCCATGT